ATTTATCAACTTAGTTTTACTCAAGCCTTCTGGTGATAAGTTGAGTCGTGCAAGGTCAATGCAAGCTCGTATGAGAGCAGGAGCCGTTAAATTTGACACCTCTGCTGATTGGTATCAAACATTTGAAGATGAGCTATTGCGTTTCCCTAGAGATAGACACGATGACCAGGTCGACGCTTGGGCCTACATTGGTTTACTCTTAAACCAGATGCAAGTAGCTGCTACTCAAAGTGAAGTCGATGAAGAAGAATACAGGGTTGCCCTACATGATTATGGGTATGACCAAGCTGGACGAAACGCTGTTACAGGATATTAATGAAACTAAATACCGAACTTAACTTAGATGAGATTGTCTCTCTACCAAATATCGCTGATATTTTGGAAGAGGCTGACCTCAATACTATTAGCTACAACGTCTACAAAGGATTTCAAGCTGACTTGGAGTCTCGTTCTGCTTGGGAGAAACGTACTGAAGATGCTATGAAGTTAGCTCTTCAGGTAGCTGAAGCTAAGTCCTTTCCTTGGCCTGGAGCGTCCAATGTCAAATTTCCGCTTATTACTATTGCTGCTTTGCAGTTTCATGCTCGCAGTTATCCCGTACTTATTAACGGGGAGACTCCCGTACAGTGTCGTGTAATCGGTGACGACCCTACAGGTGCTAAAGAGCAACGTGCTCATCGTGTAAGCCAGTTCATGTCTTACCAGATTCTTGAAGAAGACACTACGTGGGAATCTGAGATGGATAGAGTTCTTATCTCTCAGCCTATTGTAGGTTGTGCCTTTAAGAAATCTTACTTTGACCCAATCCTAAAGTACAACGTCTCTGAGCATATCCTTGCTAAAGACTTTGTCGTAAACTATTGGACTAAGCATTTAGATACGTCCCCACGCATTACCCAAATCCAATACCTATCTAAGAACGACATCTATGAGCGTGTAGCTCGTGGCTTGTGGTCTGAGATGAAGGAAGGCCGTCCTGCTGCTGTTCCTCAGTCAAACATGACTTTGGCTCAGAACAAAGCTCAGGGCATGACTGCTCCTGATTCTATTGACGATAGCACTCCTTACGAAATCCTAGAACAACATACCTTCATTGACTTTGACGGTGATGGCTACGCTGAGCCGTACATCATCTGGATGCGTCGTGATACTAAACAAGTTCTCCGCATTGTAGCTCGCTACTTCGACACTTCTATTGAAAGAGATGAAAAAGGTAATGTCCTCTCCATCAAAGCAGAAACGTACTTTACTAAGTTCCCTTTCATTCCCTCACCTGATGGTGGATTCTATGACCTCGGTTTTGGAAGTCTTCTTGGACCACTTAATCAGAGTATCGATACCCTTCTCAACCAGCTTATTGACACAGGCACGATGGCCAATACCGCAGGTGGATTCCTTAGTCGTGGAATCAAGCTCAGAGGCGGTAACTACAACTTCGCACCTTTAGAGTGGAAGCATGTCGATACGACAGGCGATGACCTGCGTAAAGGTATTATGCCTTTACCTGTTAGAGAGCCTTCTCAAGTTCTGTTTACATTGCTTAGTATGCTTATCAACTACGGTGAGCGTATTGGTGGCTCGGTTGACATCTTGTCTGGTCAAAACCCAGGTCAAAATACTGCTGCTGAGACTACAAGGACAATGGCAGAACAAGGAATGAAGATTTTCTCTGGTATCTTTAAACGTACCTACCGTAGTCTTAAAGATGAGTTCCGTAAGTTGTATCGCTTGAATCAACTGTACCTACAAGGTATTGAAAACTACAATAGCGACCAAGGTCAAAACTTTATTGATGCTGATGACTTCTCAGGTCCTGTATCTGATGTACGTCCTGCAGCAGACCCTAACATTGTTTCAGACACACAACGTATTCAACAGGCTTCTGCCTTGCTTCAGTTAGCAAGCACAACTCCTGGTATGAATATGTATGAAGTTCAGAAGAACTACCTCAGAGCAATGAAGGTAAACAACATTGAACAAATCCTACCAGACCCCCGTGGCCCTAACGCTATTAAGCCAGGACCGTCTGAGAAGGTACAGATTGAACAAATGAAGATGCAAACTAAACAAGCCGACATGCAAATGCAGTTCAAACTAGGCATGATGAAGCTTATGAAGGATGTTGAAATCAACCAAGCTAAGATTCACAAGTTAGAAGCAGACGCTATCCTTGCCGTAGAACAAGCAGGTGGTGTGAAAACTGGTCATGATATTGCGATGCTAGATGCTCAAATTGGAGCAGCCAAAGCACACAATGAAGGAATTCAATCTGCTTTACGAGCCATGATGGACCTCGAAAAGCACATGAATGATATGTCTCAACCTACACAGGTAGAGGAACAAAAACCAGAGATGTAACAAGGAGGTAGTATGGCTATTGTAGTAACAGAGCCTGAGTTTAATGAATGGAAAGCAAGTCGTGTAACACAAGCCTTTATGAGGGCAATACACAACGACAGAGAGTGGTTAAAAGAAATGTTGTTAGCAGGAACCGAAGACGATGCGAGTATTCGTGGAAGAGCAGCAGCATGTACAGCTATTCTAGCTTTAGACTACAACGAGTTAATGAATTCAGTAACGGAGAAGAAGGATGATTAATGTGTCTGGCATTACTCCAGTATTTGATAGGATTTTAATTAAGCCTCTCGAAGTGGAAGAAAAGACAGCAAGTGGAATCATTATTTCTACTGCAGAGACCAGCGAGCGAGAACAGCTTTCAAATACTACAGGTGAGATTATTGCCTTAGGTGAAGAAGTTCCAGACGGTGTTGTTTCAGTAGGTATGAGAGTTGGCTACGCTAAGTATGCTGGCTTGATGTACAAAGGTAAAGATGGCGTGGATTATCGAATGATTAACTACGACAACTTAGTATGTAAATTAGATGATGACATGAAGTTGATTGACCCACATCTAGCACAGGGAAGAAAACCATGAGTGAAGTAACACAACAAGAAGCACCACAGGACGCTCCAAAAGCCCCTCAGTACGAGTCCGAAGCAAGGGCGCAGGGCTGGGTAGCAGCAGATGAGTTCCGTGGCTCTGAGAGCGATTGGGTTGATGCTGAGACGTTTGTACGTCGTGGTAAAGAGATTATGCCAATCCTTCGTAAGAACAATGAGAAACTGCTTAAAGAATTAGGTGAAGCTAAAAAGATGGCTGAAGAAGCACGTGAAACTGCTAAAGAGTTTCGTGAGTTTCAAAAGCAACAATTTGAGCGAAAGACCAAAGACTTGGAAAGTCAGCTAGAAAACCTGAAGCAAGCTAAGCGTGAAGCAATTACGCAAGGCGATGGTGACAGAGCAATAGCGATTGACGATGCCATGGATGCTATTAAAGAAGAGCGTCTAGAAGCAAAACAAGACTTAAAAGAAGCTGAAGAAAAAGCTAAAGAAGTTCCACAAGTCACTACTGACCCAATCTTAAATACATGGATTGAGAAGAATGACTGGTTTGGTAAAGATACAAGAATGACTGGTATTGCTAATGGATTAGGTGTTGAACTCCGTCGTGAGAACCCTAGCCTTAATGGTCAAGCCTTCTTGGATAAACTAGATGAGGAACTTACAGCAATGCTACCAGAGAAGTTTGGTAAGAAACGAGTACAGAATCCGATGGAAGGCTCCTCTAATGGGACAGCTAGACCATCAGTGGGTACTGGAAAGAAATCTTACAACAACTTACCTGCAGAAGCTAAAGCAGCTTGTGATAAATTCGTTAAGCAAGGTCTTATGACCAAAGAAGCTTATGTTGCAGAATATGAATGGGATTAAGGGAGAAAGAACATGACTGAAATTAAAAAAGAAGTTAAAGCTGTACCAGAGTCTACTAAGGTAGAGCGTCCACGTGAACGTAAAAAAGGCGTATTTAATGGGACTCAAGGTAAGCTGCAAGTAGGAAACCAAATTGAAGGGTATCACTTGCATATTTTCAATGACACGCCTGGGCGCATCCAGAATGCCACTGAAAACGGTTATGAGTTTGTTCACCCTAGCGAGGTAGGTGGCGTTACGGATAATGTTACATCACGTAACACCGATGTAGGAGATAAGGTTAGGTTCTTAGTAGGGGCTGGTGAGAAGGGCGACCCAATGTATGCTTACTTGATGAAAATCAAAGAAGAGTGGTGGCTTGAAGACCAACGTCAATTACAAGAGCGTAACGACAAAACCGATGCAGCAATCCGTGGTGGTAATACACCTGGTGTAGACTCCACAGGTTTCTACAATGCTGGTATTAAATTTTAAAACTTTCTAATTAAGGAAAAAAAATGGCAAACGTAAATGCCGTAACAGGATTGTCGCCAGTTGGCACAATCACTGGTGCACCCTTTAACGAGCAAGGCGTACTTTACGCTATCGCTAACGACGCATCCAACACATACGCTATTGGCGATGTTGTGAAGTCTGCTGTCGGTAATGATGCTAATGGTGTTCCACTCGTTACTAAAGCTGTAGCTGCTTCCGTTCCACTAGGTGTTATTGCTTCCATTCGTGTAGCTAACCCAGGTGTTTCATTGCAAGGTACTAACTTAAACTTAGCACAACTCTGGATTGGCTTAAGTGCTGGTTCATATACCTATGTTTATGTTATCACTGACCCTGCTGTAATTTACTCTGTTCAAGCTAACGCTTCTGCAGATGCTAAAGTTGGTGCTACTGCAGTTCCAACAATCACTGCTGACCAGACTTCAACATTGGCCCAGTCTTCACCTTTCTCAAGCACTTATGTAACTTGCGATAGCTCTGCTACTGCAGCTTCCATGTTCCAAGTTGTTGGTCTCTACCAAGAGCCAAGCAATGTCCCTGGTGCTTACAATAACGTTTTGGTGAAGTTTAATAAACACCAATATTTACAAGCCTTCGGCGCTTAATAGGAGAATAAAAAATGGCTGGTGTAATTACAACTGGTACTCACCCAAAGGCCCTATGGCCTGGTGTTAAAGCTTGGTGGGGTCAAACTTACGACGAACATCCTGAAGAATATATTCACTTGTTCGACAAAGATACTTCACATCAAAACTACGAGGAAGACGTTCAGTTAACTGGATTTGGTCTTGCTCCTGTTAAATCTGAAGGTCAAGGCGTTCAGTATGATTCAGAAGTTCAAGGTTTCGTAACTCGCTACACACACGTTGCATACGCTCTTGGTTACATCGTAACTA